CTTGGGACGTGATTGCTCCCGATGCACGAAGCGCGGAAATCTGGGACTCAATACCGCGTTCCTTTTGTGTTGCAGGACCGCCCGTCGCCTTAATGGATGCAACCAATGACTTGTGCTGCTCCCTTGTAATGTTGCCTTGGGCAAGCAACTGGTTGGCTTGATCTTCAGTCAGCGACCCCTTGTTGGCCATCGTCGAGTAATCGGCCATCGCTTTGCGCTGAGCCTCGGCTCCCATCGTTGCAACGTACTGGTCACGGATGACTTTTGCGGCGTCCTGGTTGATCGCAAGCTCACCATTCTGGCCAACGCCGGCAAAGTTGGTTGGGACTTGGACGCCTAGCGTTGCCAACTCGCCAGCCATGCGGGTCAACTGCTCAAGCTCCTGAGTCTGAATGGTGCTCTGGACCTTCTGAGCGTCTTGCAACGCCTTCATCTGTCGAGCCCGCGCAGAATACTGGTCAAGGCCCTGCATGGTCTGGCTTGCGGTCACGGCAAGAGACCGGCTTTCCAGAGGAGGAACAGACGGAAATGGAATCTGTCCAGAAGGGTCATTCAGGAATGTTGCGACCTGGTTTTGAAACTCCTGGAACCTTGGCATGTCGCGGATCTGCGCCTCCTGCTCCCGCATTGCATCCGCCAGCCGCAGCTCCTGAACCTTCATGGCCATGTCCTGCTGACGCATACGCATCAACCGGTCTGCGGCCTGCATGTTCATCTGCTGCCGCTGAACCTCGTACATGCGCCTCTGGTTTGCCAGATTCGCACCGAGAGCAATCGCCTGAAGCTGGTTGTCTAGTCCTGGATTAGCCATATCACCACATGCTGCCACCGTAGTAGCTAGGCTGGTTGAAGATGGATTGTTGAGGGAAGACGGTCGCCTGATAACCGCCAGACGGTCCTCCGTAGGAGAACGATCCAGGCTGGTAGTAGCCACCAGAACTTCCGAAGTTCACAGGCTGGTACACGGGATTGAATGCCGTCTGCTGTTGTCCGCCGCCGCCACCACCACCCATACCTCCGCCCATGGCTCCTCCAAGCAACATGCCTCCGATGTTGCTGAATGATCCGCCAATGGCAGCCATCATCGGGTCAGGCTGAGCCGCAACCTGTGCCTGCATCAAGTTCCGCTGGAACTCGGCTTGGTTTTGAGCGAACTGCAGTTCCATCCGCTGCTGAGGCGTAACGAACATGGACGACACGCTCATTGGGTTCACCATTCCAGCGGACCGCTGGGACTGAATGAAGTTCAACGCCTGAGTGAATCCTTGGTTCTGGATGTCCATGGATGTGATACCAAGATCACGAGCAGTCAGGTTTCGCCCAAGTCCAGACCCACCAATCCCCATTCCCATCGCCCGGCCAGCGGCACTCTGCGATACAGCACGGCTGACATCGCTCGGCAACTCGCCAGACAGGCGGCTTTGAATCAGGGCGGACTGGCCCTTGATGATGTTGTCGTAACCCGGAATAGCTCGCCGAAGCATAGCCTCCAGAGTGGACTGGTCCGCCATGCTGGTCTTCCTGGCCAGCTCTGCTCCCTGCTCAAAATTGGCAAGATTGCCAGCGATTGCCGCCGCCTGCTCTCCAGTCGGGTCAACGCGCTGGAACGCCGGGATTCGCACCTTCTTGCCCGCGCCCATCACGCCGCCTCCGATCATCAGACCGGCACCAATTACACCTGCAGCAATAGCTCCCATTACAGTAGCTCCTTCATCAATCGTTGACCGGTCTCAACAGTGAAAACCTTGTGAGGCTCATGCCTCTGAATGTTTAGGGTGACAAGACGGCGAACCTTTTCCTCCGGGAAAGGACGCTCTCCATTGAAGCAGTGTTCCCAGATAAGGCGAAGCGTATCCACCTTCCATAGCTTGTAGCCCTCGATGATAAGTGCCCCCTCCCGCTCTGCCCATTCTTCAGCAACCGCAAGCAGCGCATCAAAGCCTTGGTCGGGTATGTCAAACCCGAATCGCTCAACACATTCCTTCCTGGAATCTTCAGCGTTCTTTCGGATGTAAACCTTCGCGGACTCCTCACGGGACGCTTTACCAATGAACCCGTAGGTCGAGCATTCCGCTACAAACGGCCATTTATCAACAAGTTCCGAAACATGAGTAAACCAGTCATGATTAGTCGCCGCTTCCTCATGCAGCCCCAAGCAATCAGGCTCAAGAGAAAACAGAACAGACATGAACGCCGTCCCGCATCGAGGCAGACCTGTGATCTGGAACAGTTTACCCATTGCCAAGAGAAAGATGAACCCAAGCCGAAATTCGGGCGATGATAAACAATGCCGCCTCAGCCCCTTTCTGCACCCCGATTTCACTGCACACTGCGGCAGTGTAGAGTGCGGCATTCGGGTGTAGCGTCTTCCCGGCCTCGCTCATGGCCTTGGTCAAGCCGTCGATCCTGAGAGCGATCCGCTTGAAGTGTTCACGGATGAACTGATCAACAGGCTTCCACGCCGGGTCAATCCCATCCCTGAAAAACGAGTTCCCAAAACCAGGAACCTTGCGCCCGTTGTCGATATACATTCGGATGTGCTCTGGCTCAAACATTTCATAGACGTATCGAGCATCCTGGACGGGTCCGTGAGTCGGACCGAGAGTCAGGATTGCGGAGGCGATCCCGTTTTCGACTCGACCAGTTCCGGCAACCGCGTTTACGCAGGCGCCACTGGAAGCGTTCGGATTGTCCAGCGCGGCACGGTTGTGCGCCTCAAGGACAAGCCCAAGCAGTTCCGCCTGCTTCTCATTCAACTCCGGGATGAACCCGGCTTCAACGGTAAGTTTCATCACATCATGTAGCTGAGCCCGCCGCCCCACTGGGCAACCCCGACAGTCTTGATCGTGTGTTGTGCGTCACCAAGGTGGTGCATTGTCTGCTCCCGCAACGTCTGCTCTGCCTTCATCTCGTAGACAGCAGCTTCCTCGATCAGTTCGTTCTCCTCCTTCAGAATCGCCTTCACCATCAGCTTGATGGCGTCAGGACACGGAGGAATCACATAGTCATTATCCACGGCCACATCAACATGTCGCAACTTTGCCATGACAGTAACTGGGGTGTTGTCAGTGGCAGAGCACAGTCCAGGAAGAAGACTGCGACGGTATTGAGGAACCGTTTCATCAGGGTCATAGACGGCAAGGTCATATTCGTCAGTGCCGTCGTATTCGTACAGTCGGCTTACAGTGTTGGTTGATTGGCGGATCACTCCGGTCAACGCGATGAACTTGTTGTCCGTCTGCACATACGGCAGTGCCAGAGTCACCTGCTCCCCATCAATCCACGTCCCGTCAACCTCAGTCCGGATCCAGTTTCCGTTCTCGTCGTATCCCTGAAGGATTGCCGTCTTTCCAACGTCCGACGAGTCACCTGGATACAGGCGCAGGTAACTGGTAGTCCCGCCGGTCATGTCCCGGTAGGTGACGACGGTCCCCCTGTCAACAAGCTGGTTGCCGACACAGGACTTGCTGTCGAGCAATCCGTATCCTGTCTCCAAAAACTCAAACCACTGGTTCCTGACCTGTCCTACAGAGCAGCAGGTTGCAACGGACTCGATTGTCTCAATCAGGCGCGGCCAGGTGATGCAGCCATTGGTTGTGTTGATCGTGAACCGGCCATAGCAACCCGCCCACAACCCCTTGTTCAGAAGCCGACGGCACGCCTCGTTGGTATAACTGGCGACACGGGCGTCCGACTCACAGACACCCATGACCCGCGCAACCAGAGGCTTAACCTGAGAAAACGTCAGCTTCATTTGGTGTAGTAGACGCGGGCCGTGCGCTTGATGATGTAGACGCCGATGAACGGAGGAAGATTGTTGTGCGGCTGGTCTCCACCAACAGAACTGGACACTTCAATGCTTCCGGAACCGTCGTCTAGGGCAACCATGTGCATGTCACCTCCAGACGTTGAATCAGCCTCATCCCGACCGACATTGTGAGTGTGCGCCGGGATCTCATCAGCCGTCAGAGTGTGCTCATCCTCGCCGGACACCGCAGAGGATGTAGTCGTACCAAGTACGGACACGGTTCCTGCGTTGTCGAACGTGCCGACACCGACCGGAAACTTGGCCTCAAATGCCGTGTCGACCTCCCACATCGGGCCAGTGTAGTCCGTGACGGTGGTGTCAGAGCCTCCATCATAGGTCTTGAGTTGTGCGACAGTCCCGACATAGATCCTGCGAGCGAGACCGCCGGCTGCCTCCGGGTGCTTGCGATTCCAGTACCCGCCGTTGTAGTTCCACCAGAATCCATCCGAATCAAGCCATGGATAAAACTGGTTGTCGGTGGATGGAGTGCTGGAGCCGTAGTTGAAGAACGTGTTGCCGATGTCAGACTGGAACGTCGCCTGGGCGTTTCCAATTATGTAGTTCGCCAACGCCTGATAGCTCTCTGGGCAATATCCTGACGGAAGCGTCGGAGGCGTCAGTCGAATCAATGTGGTTG